GATTAAAGCCGTACCAGATGCAACCGTCAGGGGCTAACCTAGACGCCATCAGGGCCTCTATAGAGGACAAGATCGACTCGATCAATAGGATGGCCCACATGGGTGCAGTACGTGGCACAGAGGCAATGACGCAGTCAGGCGTTGCCATGCAGACTGAGTTCCAAATGCTGAACGCTAAGCTAGCAGAGAAGGCCGATATCCTCGAGCTGGCTGAAGAACAGCTGTGGGAGTTGTGGTGTCGGTGGCAAGGTCACAATCTGCACGAGGTAGAGGTCAGCTATCCTGACAGCTTTGACATTCGTGACTATGGGACAGAGCTTGAGTTCCTACAGAAGACCCGTGCTAGTGGTGTTAAGTCAGTCACCTTGTTGCGTGAGATTGATAAGCAGATCGCAGACCTCGTGCTTGATGACCAAGTTCTTGCACAGGCACACGCTGAGATTGAAGAGGCTACCACAGCGGTCGGTGACTTCACCAAAGAGACGCAGATATACAAGTACCACATCGACAGTGGAATGGTGACGCCTAACGAGGTGCGCGAGAAGATCGGGCTTGAGGATGTTGCCGGCGGTGACGTGCTAACTGAACGCGTCCAAACGGTAACCAATGGCGGCTGATACTGACCACGCCAGAGATGTAATCGACCGCGCCAAAAGGCACGAGCTTAGATTGCAGGATGCGCTTGCCATACTGTCACAGCGTGTCGTTCAGTTAATGGGCAGTGCGCCCTTACGAGATGGTGAGTTGTTCGATTTAGAGTGGGCCGTTAACGCTCGCGCAACGATCAGCCAATTTGTGCAGGAGGAGTATCTCGCAGAGATTGATGACATGATTCGTGACTATGCTGTGGTGGCTCAGCAGGCAGAGGCGATGCTTGGCAACTACACAGCACTTGCAAGGCTTGACGAGTCGGTAGTGCGACAGTTACAGCAGTTGTCGTTCCGTGGCCTTGAGACACTAGGAGAAGAGTTCGTCGAAGCTGTCGCTTCTCAGGTGTATGCGAACACGCTGACGGGCTTACCATTTGCTCAGGCTGTCGAGCAGATACAGCAGAGCGTAGAAGCTGACCTTGGACGCTATGCACAAGTAGCACTCAATGACGGTCTGATGGACTTTGACCGGACAATCACGACCAATATGTCACTAGAGGCAGGAGCCACAGAGTTTAAGTATTTCGGGCCTGATGACTCAAAGACCCGACAACATTGCGAAAAGTATGTTGGCAAGACTATGAGCATCGAAGAGATACGCGAGGCATGGTCTGGCGAATGGTCTGGGAAAAGAGATGGTAGCCCGTTTGTTGTTGCAGGCGGTTATAACTGTAGGCACAGGTTTAGACCTGTATTTTAAGGAGGCACGTATGCCATACCATAAGAAAGACAAAAAGAAGAAAAAGCGTAAATCACGCTGATTTGATATAATTTAACCCACTCGAAAGAGGATTCGTAACATGAGCGATGAAATCATGGTAGACGCGGTAACTGAAGCCGCAGTGGAAACACCACAAGTTCAGGATTCAAAGACGTTCACGCAAGATGAGTTGGACCGGATAGTAGCGGATCGCGTTGCTCGCACTAAGCGACAATATGAAAAGCGACTAGATGGTATCGACCTCGATGAGGCTAAGTCTCTTCTACAACGACAGCAAGAAGCTGAAGTCGAGAAGCAGAAAGAGCGCGGAGAGTTCGAGTCAATTCTGAGGCAGACCGTTGAGAAGAAAGATCAAGAAATATCGACGTACAAGCAACGCCTCGAAACGCAGTTAGTTGATGGGGCATTACTGTCAGCGGCAAGCCGAAACAATGCAGTATCGGCAGAGCAAGTCAGTCAGTTGTTACGTGGTTCGGTTCGGCTGTCTGAAGACGGCACCGCAGAAGTTTACGATGCGAACGGAACGCCACGCTATAACGAACAGGGCGAGCTTTTGTCAGTTGACCAGTTAGTCGGTGACTTCTTGACCTCGAACCCGCACTTCGTGAAAGCGTCATCAGGTGGCGCAGGATCGCAGACAGCGGTAGGTGGTTCTACGTCGAAACCTATGTCGGCGGTCGAAATGGAAGCTAACTGGAATAGCGGTGGCAAAGAAGCCTACCGCGCAATGATGTTAGCTAATAAATAAACCGCTAATCACAGGAGATTTTTATCATGGCGGCTACTACTTCAACAACACTCGACGACCTGTTTGCAAATATCATCATGCAGGCTCGCTTCACTGCCGAAGAGCAATCGCTCATGGCTGGCCTCATCACTCGTTATGACATCGGCAATGTTGCTGGTAAGACGATCCAAGTACCTAAGTATCCAGCGGTCGCGGCGGCTGATCTGACTGAAGGCACTGACATGTCTTCTACTACAGTATCAACCTCCAGCGTCACTGTTACTGTCGGTGAAGTTGGCGCGCAAGTCGTACTGACTGACCTCGCGGCAATGGGCGCGGGCAACCCTGCTCAAGAGCTTGGCACTGTATTGGGTAACTCTATCGCTACTAAGATGGACCAAGACATCATTGCTTTGTTCGATGGCTTCTCGGCTTCTATCGGTGCGGCGGCTCAAGAGATTACTGCGGCTGACTTGTTCAAAGCGGCGGCGACTCTTCGTGCCAACAAAGTGACTGGACCGATCACAGCAGTGATTCACCCATTCCACGCTTACCAGTTGTCAGCTAACCTGACAAACACCTTCGCTAACCCCAACGGTGGCGACCTACAGAACGAAGCAATGCGCAACGGCTTTGTAGGTTCTATCGCAGGCATCGACGTCTATCAGTCAGCTAACATTGTGGTTGATGGCGGAAATGATGCCAAAGGGTGCGTGTTTGGTCGTGAGGCAATGGCTATCGCTATGAAGCGTGACTTCAACCTTGAGACAGAGCGCAACGCCTCTCTCCGTGCCTTCGAGCTTAACGCTACAGCCGTTTACGGTGTTGCAGAGCTTGACGACAGCTACGGTGTAGAGATGTTCTTCGACGCGGCACTCTAAGATGTACACGGCCCTTCGGGGCCGTTTTACTCAGAGGTTTATATGGCAGTTAATTATCGCGGTGAAAGGTTTGAGGATTACAATGTGGCAAAGCGTACGCCACGACACGCCTCTAGCTCACACGCGGTTCTAGCTCGCTACAAAGGTGTAATCAAGCTACTACGGTTTGGCGCTCAAGGCGCGAAGACTTATCCACCTAAAGATGGTGAGTCCGCACGCGACAAGGCCATGCGAGCGGCTTGGTATGCACGACACGGGGATACCCTAAAGAACGCAACGCCCTTAGATAAAATCTACTGGGCGGCAAAAGTGAAGTGGTGACGACATGGCATTTAGTGACGACAGCGATTTAGAAGCAATCATCCCTGACCTTTTCGATTTAGGGATTCCAGCATTCACTGCCGAACACGCGAAGGCTCAGGCTGACGTGGAGCGAGAGATTCGCAATCAATGGTGGCACCGTAAGGGTATCGCTGGAGAAATGAACTCAAGCTATTTGACGGCGTCACAGTGGACTCGTTCAGCCTCATACCTTGTGCTGTGGAAGTACGCATTACCTCAGTTGACCAACTGGGTTGATGACGACCGCTTTTTAGCGATGATCGACTTCTACAAAGCCCGTTATGGCGAAGAGATGGACGCAGTATTTCAAGACGGCGTTGAGTATGACGCTGATAATGATGGTCAGGTTACGGATAAAGAGAAAGAAATCGTGCCGATCAATCGGTTAAACCGATGATAAAGGTAAGGACTAATCCGCTACGCTTAGAGCGTGTGGCTGATGACATCAAAAAGGATCTTAACAGTAGCAAGAAGCGAGCTATGGCGCGCACAGTGCTACATGGCACGACCATCATTGAGGAGCGTACAGCGCAAGGCAAAGGCTACAGAGGCGGGTTCGGTAGCTACAGCAGTGGATGGAAGCGAGTGCGTGATGCGCTTGGCTTAGAGACAGCAAAGGTCAATTTAGAGTTTGGCTACGAAAAAGTGAAAGGCAAGCCATCCAGTGATGGCGAGACTGTCATGTCTAAAGTAAGTGACCGATATAAAAAGCGGCCATCTATGCTTGCGGCTTTACAAGGCAAAGTCGTCAACAGAAAAGTCGGTGAGATATTCTTTAGTCGACCTGATGCGGCAAAGCGAGCGGCAATGGTTAATGAGACAAGGAAGTTTTTTGGGTTCAACCGTAGCGAAGAGAAAGACTTGGCCCGCGTTTATTTTGGTCAGGTCAAGATTAAGGACAGACGGCGATGAGCGTTAGAGAAAACATTGCAACGAATCTTGTGACAGCACTGCAAGCCATCTCGACTCCTAACGTTAAAAAGGTGACGCGTGAGCCATTCGACTTTGACAAGCTATCAAACGCGCAATTCCCAGCCATACTAGTACGCACAGCAAACGAGACGAGAGAAGACGCCAGCATTGGCGGAAGTATGTCGAGCAGGCAAGGAACTATCGACTACGAACTGATTTGCTTTGTGAAAAACAAAAACATCGACACAGCCCGCAATCAGATTGTAGAGGCTATCGACGAAAAGCTCGACGAAGATAGGACGCGTGGCGGTCACGCTATTGATACGCAAGTTATTAGCGTTGAGGTGGATGATGGTACAATAGACCCAGTAGGCGGCGTCATTGTCACCGTTCAAATTCTTTATACATACACACGC